AACTTTTTTATATGAACTGCACTGTTTGTTTGTGCAGCCAAAATACAAAACCTGATACGGCACACCGTCTTCAACAATCACCTTGCTGTCCAGTATGCCAAGGGGTCTTTCACTACAAGAGCATTTCTTCATTTGGTACTCCTCCTGCCATCATCTGCTGCTGTGCAAGTGCCAGCTGCTGCGCTTTGTTTTCTCTCACAACCTGCAGTATTTTTTCCTTGTTCGGCAGGTTCTTCGGTGGAATGCTGTCCACATAAACCTCTGCATCGGTCAAAATGCCTGCAGTAAACAGGTTATCCATTGTCTGTATCTGTGCTGTTTCGCTCCAGTAAGCCGCTGCACCGATATCAACAACAACTTCATCATCTGCCGGCATCTGCGAGAAATCCACATACAGCATTTCTCCGTCAACCATCACAGGTCTGACACCGTAGTGGTTTCGCATCATATCCATCACAATTCTTATAAAGTCCTCAATGAACTGATAAAATCCAAGGCGCTGAAGTTCCAGCGGGGCGGCCGCTGCCTGCTGCACCTGAATGATTGCCGACGTGTTTGTCGGGTTCACATTGCCCAGGGCAGCATCATTTGCGCCCATAAATTCCTTGGTCAATGCAATTGTTTTGTCCACAAGCTGCATTACCTGTGCCGACATATCGTGGGCTTTAAAGCTGCTGGCATATGCCTCGTTAGGGTTTCCAATAACACCCATAACTGCGCCAACGCGGTTGCTCCAACCATTTGGGAACTTGGTTTTGTCTATAAAGATAAACGGAAAAGCATTGTTCTGCTGAAACAATATTGCCATTGCCCACAGCTTGTTGACAGCAATCTGGTTCGGGATTACTTCTTCCACAACACCTACGCCGTGATAACTGTTTTTCACCTTTTCCCAGCTGAAATACGCAAACGGGTAACGATGCAGGCCTGTATCCTTTTCTGCTTCCAGGATTGCGCCCTCCACCGACAAAATGCAGTGCACTGTACCATCTTTTTTATACAGGTATGTGAGCACTGTCGTGATATCATCCTCAGCTTCGTCATCAATCATGTTTTCCGGGTCTCCGTCAGCTTTTATCATGTCAGCCACTTCAGGATACTTTTTCTGCAATTCTTTTGTCAGTTCTGTTTTTGCAATGATAATAAACGGTTGTTTTTCGACTTCTGATGTATATGGATTACCAAAAACCACCCTTGTGTTGTCCACAATTTCCGCTTCTATACATCCGGTCACCTTTTCACTGCTTGCATCCTCGCTGTCACCGGGGTTATATCTGGCATAATACCCTACGTCCCCGTCAATTGCAGCATCACGCAGCAGATGTCGCAGGCAGCTTTTAAACTTTATCAGCTCCAGTACCCTGTCAACTTCCTTTGGCAGCAGCTTATATATCGGGTTTGTCTGCTGCTCACCTTCGTTGTACTGTCTGAAGGCGATGCCCACATCATCCACAACCAGAACTGAAATAAGGTAGTTTGTCACCCTTTTTACAACGTTAAGCACCGGCTTTGGCAGGTCAGGCGCTTTTACCCCCTCCCACTGTCTGCCAATGAAAAAGTTTTCCTGCTGTTTTACCCTGTCATAAAGGTTAATGCTGTTTTTGTATGAGCGGTCTTTTTCGTACTTGTGCCATATTTCCGCTGCACTGATTTTATTACTCTGCATCGGTCAGTCCTCCGTCATAGTTCATCAGATTTTCAAACTGCTGCGGCAAAGGCATTTTACTGTCCTTTTTGTCGGGTTCTGCCCTGTCTTCAGCCACAACGATACTGTTTTTATCAGGTATTTTCCCTGCAGCATAAAGGCCCAAAAATGCGCCTGCAGCAAAGCTTATAACCACTGCAAGACCTACGCCTGCAGCTACTGCAACAACCATCATCTGCCCTTTCTCCTTCCGTTATTCGCTATAAAAAAATATTTTGTTCGCTTAATCCAACTTTAAAAAGAATTTCTGTTCGTTTAAGACTGGATTAAGGTCATACGTGCATCTTTTGCGTAAACATGCACGTATAACACGCCCGCGTGCAGGTTATTACGCATTTTCGAGCTAAATTCGAGTTAAACTCGAGAAAACTCGAAAAATCTTTGCATTTAACTTAAAAAACACTGAAAAATTTTAATTTATATTGAAAAACTGCAGTTTAATTAAACTTTTTTGAATTTAATTTAGCTTAAAATTTTTACTCCGTTTTCTGCATCTCACTCCGCTTTGCTTCACTCTAAATCACTATAAAATGCTTTAAAGATGCTATATAAATGCTATGTTGATGCTATAAAGATGCTTTACATCATCTTCGTGAAGCCACGAAAATGGTAAAAAAGTTTCTCGGTTTTCTTGTTTAAACCTTGTTTAAAATCCGATAAAACTGTCCACCTGCGATTCGTATGTCACAACATCTTCGTCAACCGTCGCAGGCACAAAGCTGCGCTGCGGTCTTCCGGCTACAAAGTACCTTAATGCATCAGGTGCGTGTGTCAGTTCGTGTGGTTCTGTTGCCACATCATTCGGGTTTTTCTTGCTGTAAGTCACTGCAGGCAAGCATCTTATTAGATTATTGCAGCCCTCAAAAATAACCAGATTTGCCGTCAATGCACCGGTTTCATCGGTGTACGGTTTCAGCCATTCCTTCAGGTTAAACCAGCCGCTCTCACGGTCGTTGCTGCTTTTGGTCAGGATTATTCCGTTTTCAAAAAATATTTCCGCAACGCTTTTGCCGCTGTCCTGCCGTCTGTTCCACATATCAGGCGGCGCGTAAAACTGTTCAATGTTTTCTCCATCGCACACCTGTTTTATTTCTGCCGCAGCTGCGGAAATGATCTGATTCGGTTTATATATTTCCCTCATCACATAGGCCTTTTCGTGTTCATCCATTGCAATCAGATATGCAGCCAGCATATCCAGCCCGTAGTCCATGGCCACGTACCGTTTCCAGTGCTTTGGCACCACGAAAGGTTTTACCACGTGCACCTCACGCTTAAACTCTGTGAAAAACTGCCCGTCATAAATATCCCAGTTGCCGTACAACAACGCCTGACGGTCCTTTTCGCTCTGTCGCATCAGACGTTTTATATACTCAGGGTCCTTTGACATCAGCTGTTTGTTTTCAAAAACAGTAGCCGGCAAAAATATCCCCTGCCCTGTAACTTCACCGTTTTCATCCTTAAAATCAAACGCTTCAAATGGTGGGCCCGCATCAATAAACCGTGCCTTAACCCAGCTGTGTCCAACGCCGCCCGGGTTAGTACTGCTTTTTACTGCTTTCGGAAAATCATTCGTGCCACGCACTCGGCTGATCAGATAGATATACATACTTTCGGTAAAGTGTGTCAGCTCATCAAAACGTATAACGTCATACTCTGCAGACTGATATTTATAAACATCAAGTTCATTGTCACAATAGCCGAAATCCACAATGCTGCCATTGATGAAAGTAATCGTATGTTTTGTTGAATTGTATTTGTAGGTATCCCTCGGATACATTTCCAGTGCAACACGAATAAGACTTTTTTCAAGTTCAGGGAAGGTACGGCGCAGTATAAGCTGCTTTGACTTCGCATACTTAAACGCGTATATGTATGTGTCCTGCAGCTGCGCATAGCTTTTACCGCCGCCGGCAGCTCCGCCAAACAGCACTTCATCAACATATGTTTCGCAGAACAATTTCTGCTTGGGAGACATCTTCCACTCCAGCTTCAGCCTTCTCATTGGTCAATCTCCACAACAATATCAATGCCACCTATCAGGCCGTTTTCTTCTTTTTCGGCCTGCACCTTCATTATTTCAACTGCTTCCTTGCGTATCTCTTTCCAACAGCTGATGCGCTGACCAACCGAAGCTTCAATTTTTACAATCTGCCCGTTTTCATCCTTCAAAGGACGGCCTTTGTCATCATAAACAGGAAATTTTTCAATCCCGTCCGCAATAGCTTCCAGTTTGTTTGTAGCCCTTTCCGCACGGTGAAAAGCCTTTCTCTGCCGCTCTTTGCTTTTCTCGTCCATCAGGGTATAATACCTTGCCCTTACCTTGTCCTTCTTGAACAGGTGACTTGCCTTGGCATCAACAATGTGATCAGCTGCCTGACAATTAGGGTACGCCTTTTTATACGCGAGGCGCTGTGAGTCCCCTTCCGACATATAAAAAACAAACAATTCCTGGTTAGGGGTAAGTAGCAGCTGTTTTTCTTCTGCCGAAATATATGTGTTGTCTTTGTTTTTGCCGTTTGCTTTTTTCTTGGCCATATTTACCCCTTTCCGCAGCATTTATCTGCCACAATTCAATTTGCCTGTAACTTGCCAATATCACCAGCTCCCCGCCCCAAGCCTTGTGTGCCCTTGCACAACGCGATATTGTTTTTCCCTTCGCCAGGGAAGAAAAAGAACAAAACACCCTGCCGATTCCAACGAAAAAAGGAAAGACCAAAGCATTTCTGCTTCGTCTTTCCTTTTTCTTCGATTATATTGTAGCACAGCTATGGGGCGGACATTCAAGGACAACTTTTTCATTTCAACTTGCCGGCAACTTGCTGCGAGCGCCCGTATTTTGGCGGTTTAACCGACATTTCCGCCTCTCTCAGCTTACGCCTCAGCTGTCTTGTGGAGTAGCCTTTTGCCAGTGCTATGACTCTCACGCTCTTACCCTGGATGTATTTCATTTCAAGTATTTCACGCTGTTCAAGGTCCGGCACTTCGCGTATGGCCTTTTCAATTTCAGCGTACCGCTGCTTAAATTCAGATATATCTGCAATTATATTTTTTTCTATCTGCAGCATAGCATCAGCACTGTTCAGCACAGTGTTTTCCCTGCCGCTGCTGATTTTGTCTTTTGTTACATCAGGGCTCATATATTCCATACGTTCCCTGTGAATCCTCAATGTTTCTTTTTTTGTTTCGATAAATCGCTCAAGCACAAGTGCCTGGCTTAAAAAGTTTCTGTTGTCCAATTATTTTCTCCTCTCTGCCACCCAGCAGATTATAAATACCACCGCAAGTGTTATAAAATACAGTGCCGCTGCAGTATATGTTGCAGCAACAAACATCACAGGCATTTTCTTACTCCTGCCAGCACTTCATCAGACTTAATGCAGTATTTTATGTATTCCACAAGTTCAGTTGCACTCAGGCGGTTGTCCACCATAAATTCCGCTGCCATACTTCCGTTTGGTCTTGTCACTACAATGTATTTGTGGCTTATATTCTGCTCTGCTGTCCAGCCGTTGTATGTAACCGTCTGGATATTGCTCTGGCCTTTTACCGCTTTGCTGCGGTCCTTGCCCTTTTTGGCGTGATGGCTTATTTTACGCTTTGTATTTCGATACGCATTACCACGTTTTTTGTTTACGCTTTTCATCAAAGCACCTCATTTCAAGTATTTTGTGCACCAGCTTCTGTATCCGCAGCTGCGGTTCCCACAGTCCACACTTGCCGGTTGTCAGCTTCTGTTCCAGCCCGTCCCTGCAGGGATAAAGCTCATAGCTGCAGTTTTTGTATCTGCAGTTGTCACAGCTCCGCTTTTTAATCCTGTTCTTCTTCCTGCGCATCTTTCCTCCCGAATATTCTGCAGTCAATGCTTATCCTGTCAAAAATCCACACCCAGAAGAAATATCCGCACAGACTGCAGCCGATAAAAGCAATCATTCCCACAATCACACTGCAGCATATTGCCGCAATACCAAGCGGGATATTGCATATGACTTTAATTATCTCCCAGAAGCGCATGCAGCCTTTCTCCTTTTTCAACTTCATAGCACTGACCACACACCATATATCCCAAGCCCATATGGTTATGTATCTGCATACTTACATAGCTTTTTCCAAAAGTGACAGCCCTGCCGCACTCGGCGCAGGATATAACCCTGCTCATATCGTCCGCAGTCAGGCAGGCACCTTTTGGCAGCTTGTACGGTTCATAACTGTGTGTTTTATAGTTCCATTTTTCAGCCATTGTCAGCACCTTCTTTCTTGCAATAGTATCTGCACAGCAAGGCTGTTATTCTTTCCCACTGGATACCTTTGTATTTTACCGAACAATATACATTACAACCTGCTGTCAGTGGGAAATATTCCTTACTCCATTCACAGTTTTTGCAATGCCTTATCGTTGGCTTTTTAGGCTTTTCAAGGTATGCACTGCATTTTCCGTCTGTCGCCATTACATCGTCAAATTTAGGTGCATATACTGCACAGACAAAGTGATGAATACAATCTCTACAAGTTTTCATTGTCAGCACCTCGCAACGCTTCATCTAAAGCAATATTGCCTTTGTGGTTTACATCGTATTTACTGCCACCTTTTAAATACTGTTTGCCTTCATCGGTCAAACACCATTTTTGATATTCCTGTTGCATTTCTTTTGTAAACAGTTCAACGTGACCGAACAGAAGCAATGTAAATTTATCCCTGTGGTTTTCAAACAGCCAATGTTCAAGGCTTTGTGTCATTATTACCATTGTCTGTACCTTCTCTCAATGTTTGTAAAGCCTGCTGTGCAGCTTCTTCTGTTGGAAAAATGGTTCTTCCCCATCTGCCCCTCAATATGTGATGAACCACTATCACCAAATCCATATCTCTGGTGAAAAACATTTCACTGACAATGCCTTTCTTGACATTCCATATCCCTTTGTATTTTTTTATTCCATATACTGTGTCATTGATTTTACAGGGAACTTCAATGAACCTTGTTTTGTCTTTGAAATCATCGCAGTATTCCGCACCTTCAAACTGGATATCTAAATAGCAAACTTCTTGATGAATGCATTTTTTGCAATCAACCATTATTTGCACCACCTTTTTCTTCTCTGCTTGTTTTTAATCACCATTGACCTTTTGGGTTTAAATATAGGATTTGGGCAGTATCTTTCCATTCGGTAAGTTTCAAGCAAATCCCAATATGTATAATCATTCCACATTGTCAGCACCGTCCATTCCTTTTTCAATAGCTTCAATCAAGGCTAACACATAGCTGCCATTATAAAGATAGTCTCTTGCAAAGCCACTGTTCAACTTTGCCGTAAACTCTGTGATTGCTTTACGCCTTATTTTGTACTCAAAGTCGCAAGCCGCCTCAAATGCTTCATATAGGCTTTTACTTGTTTTTTTCAAACTTTCAATCTTTTCCTGTTGTTCATCAACCTGTTTCGACAGCAGCTTACTCGCAGAAAGCAGTTTGTTTCGTGCTTCCTTGTAATGTTCGATTTTTTTCTGCTGTTTTTTGATAAGGTCAGCGGCATCTATTTTTAATCGTGTCGCACACCAAGTCACACCTCTGTATGTACATTCGCCACAATTTGAGGTTGTCGCAGGAGAAGCACAACACTCCAATGCTTTTATAATTTGTTTATCAGTCATACCCTACTCCTTGTAAATAAACGTTGCCATTTCATCCGCCACGTGCAGCAGCCAGGCAAGCGGATATTTTTCATATGTCTTGCTGCAGTTTTCGTTTTCAAACGCACCCATGTGCGCAGTGATTGCCGCTGCTTCATCGGCCGAAAGGTCCATAAACTTCTGTACCATCCAGCAGCTTTTGCCGCCGTGGGAACCAAGGGGCATATCTTCACAGAAATAATAACTCGGCTTCTGCTCCCACACGCCTGTTTCTTTGTTTTTGACATTTTTCATTTCGGTTTTATAACAACCGATTTTGCAAAGGTCGTGGAACAGCGCCACAATTGCCACGCTTTCTTCAACACCTTCACGGAATCCCAGAACATCATCAAAACCAAACGCCAGCTTTTCCATACAGTCATGTACTGTCAGGCTGTGTACAAGCAGGCCACCTTCGTGTGCGCCGTGATACTTTGTGCTGGAAGGCGCAGTATAAAAATCTGTGTCTTCCAAAAAGTCCAGCAGATCATCAATGCCCTCGCGGTGAATATATGTTTTTGCTATATCAACAAATTTTTCTTTCAATTCTGCATTGGTCATAATCATTTACCCCCGTATTCAAGGCCAAGCGCAAAGCCGCTGCATCTGGCGTGTATAATTTCAAGCATCTGCTTTTCATCAGAACGTATAAGTTTTCTTTCATCCAGCCAATGTATTGTACTGTCAAATTGTTCTGTAACATCCCACATCATTTTTGCAGTTGTTCTATCGTCAATCACTATGTCGGAAGCATTCTCGTCCTGATTTTGTATTGCAAAAATCACATTCTCCTTCGGCAGACCAAGAGTATCACGCAGCCACTCCTGTTCCGCCTTCTGCAGTTCTGCTTCAGACATATCACCTTTCTCGTCTGTTTCAAATGATTTCAAAAGTTTATCTGCTGTATTATCCAAGGCAGCCTGCTGCAATTCTTTTGCCATTTCTTCTGTACCATCCTTTTCTGCTATTACTGACTGCGGCATCAGGCCGCTGTCCTGTCCTGTCCTGTCCTGTCCTGTCCTGTCCTGTCCTGTCCTGTTGCTTTCTTCAGGTGAATACTGTCTGCATATGCAAAATACTTTGCCTGCTCTCTTTTTGCCTCTGTCACCCACTTGCCAAGGGTGCTTTTTGCAATACAATACCGTTCTCTCACAACTTCGCTGGGTTCCTTGTCCACCAGCACGGCTTTCACCGCTGCTTCCTTCGTTTCCCTGGAATAAACACTGTGCTTTGCCATTTCTTCTTTCTCCTTCTTGTTGCTTTTTACTGTAAATTTGCGCTTTTCTCTTTTTTTGCCTCTACTGACCGGCTTATATGGTGTACCGGGCTGCATATAACACTCAGACGGTGTCATCCCGCGCACATCATTTGTGTCAATAGCATAATGGCAGGCCATATCACTGCCAAGCCTGCGGTAATATTCACATCCCTTGCACACGCACAAGTCAATCTCTCTGCCCGTCTGTACCATTTGTGGTTACCTCTTTTTTATGTTTGTACGCCGTATTTCTTCTTTCCAGCTGTCTCTGATACTCAAGCAGAAAACTCACTGCCTGGTATATCACAGTTTTGTCTTCCTTTTTGGCAGCACGTTTCAGGGTAATCAGCTTGGCAATGACCGTTCCAATGCTTTTCACCTTGCCGCTGGTCATATTAAAGTCATTGCTGATTATTTCAAAGGCACGTTCAGCCGTCATCCAGCCCTCAACTTCTTTGCAGCTGTCCTCTTTGTATATAAGGCCCATCATTTCCAGCTTGTCATTTTCGCTGCCATAGCTGTAATAATGTTCAACCACACTGCACTTTGCATTTTCAAAATGCGGATAAATCACCTGGGCACCGTCAAAAGCCTTGCCATACTCGTGCGGTATCTTTGCATCGACCAGCATTTCATGCAGCTTTACGATTTCTTTGTACATCTTCTTCACTCCTTTTCTTTCTCAAACAGTTTTAAAAAATCATCTGCATTGGCACAAATCACATATTTACCGTCTTCGTTGGCAGCAAACTTTCCCTCTTTTACATCTGATGCCGCATCAAGCACATACTGCAGCACTTCCTTTGGGAAACCATTATCCATCAGACTGCCGCAGAGATTCACAAAATCGTTTAAAATTGTTTCCCTGCTCCCAGCAGCCTTTACACTTCTTTCATCGCATATAACCATAATTTGCTTCTCCTTTTTCTTATCTTTTGGCCATACGGGCGTGGATATAACACCCGTTGCTTGCTTCGTTTATGTTTGCCCCGCTCTGCACAAAGCTGTAACCGGGCAACAGTTGTTCAAAATATTCCCTGCGCAGGTTGGCGTTCACTGCCACATCACTTACCCTGCTTTTGCTGGCAGCTCTGTGGCTGTAAATATTTTTTGCAGGCGGCGGTTTTACAAGGTTGGTTGTGCTGCTCCACCGTCTTCTGCCCTCCTGCGTGTCCTTGCACAGATATTCCGCAAGCTTCAAAAAACCTTCGCGGTCATATCTCAGCAGTTCAATTCTTTTGTTACTGCCGTACTTCCAGGCACTTTCCAGCAAAGGAAACGGCACTCCGCCGTTCATCACTATGTGCAGATGCGGACGATATAACTGCCTGCCGTCTGCTGTTCTTATATATCTGCTGAAGCAATCCTTTGCTTTTTTAATTTCGACCTTGCTCACAGCCTTCAACGGCACACCAGCTTTCCTGTACTGATACTTTATACGTCTCAGCGCTCTGTCTGCCATTTCAAAGCCTGTGGCCATATCTTCAACCAGATGATCATCATCAAAGGTAAATGTGCAGAACATATCTGTGTACGGCTTAAAGTTGTGATTCAGCAGTCTGCACAGCTTATGCACTGCGTTTCTGTGGTTCAGCCTTTGCTGCACGTCTTTTGTGCGGTTTCCCTTTTTAGGAACCTGAGACCGTTTTTTCCATTGCGGGAATATTTTTATCTCAGCCCACTCTCCCGAGAATATGTACTGTATTGTGTAGTGGGATATGCTCCTGTGTCGTATACGTTCCAGAAAGTCATCTGCAGTTTCATCCATCAGAGGACTGTCGTATATCTCATCAGGATTTACTGTGTATTTCATCTCACATCCCCAATATTTATATTTAATTATTAGTAGGACACTCTTTGATTTTCGCAGAGTTGTTAATACCCATACCAAGGGTTCCCGGGGCGTTTCCGCCCCAATTTGTTTTTTTACACTTCCCCGCCACTTTGGCAAGGCTGCCGTATGGCATAGCCTGCCTTCATCTAAGGGGGTGACAGCAAATTTTTTCTCGCACTGTCGTGAAAAAATGCGTCATGCAGGGGGATAATCCCCCTATGAGAAAACCCGCAAGGGTTTTCCTTGCAGGGTTGTTTTATAACTCAAATTGTGATGTTTTTTTGTCTGTAACCTTACATACCAGACGGCCGCTGCCGTTGATGGAGATCTTCACCGTGTAAATGCCGTTTATCTTTACGGTTACACTTTCTACCTTGCCAAAACCTACTGCAGCAATTGCCCAGCACACAAGGTCCTTCTGTTTGTCATCCAGCTCGTTCAGCAGCTCACGTGCACGTGCCTTGCTGTTTTCAATTTCGTTATATCTCACAGCATCTTCGCACTCGCAGCTACGGCTTGCCCATTCGCAGGCAGCTTCTGCAGTGTCAAATACTTCATCCGTTACAAGCACCTGTCCGCAAAACCTGCAGACAGCGTTTATTTCTGTATTTGTCATATGTACTCCTTCAGTTATTTCCATTTTGGAAACAGTTCACTATTTCGGCCACGTCTGAATTGCCACCCCGTTGCACATTGCAACAATCCGGTGTTTGTTCAGCTTCTGATATGTACGGAAGTTATCCAGCAGCCTCATCATACTGCCGCTTGGTATAACGCTTGGCTCTGTGTCTTCGGCTGTGTCATAAATATGCAGCTCCAGCACATCCTTCGGCTGTTCAGGCGGCGCAGGCTCCTCAAAATCATCCTCGGCCGAAAACTTGCTGCGGAAACCGTCTTTGTCTATAAACTCGACACGGAATATTTTGTGGTCAATTTCCACGTCAAAACGCTTTTTTATTTCTGCACGCAGTTCGGCAGTCTGTTTTGCACTCAAATCAGCCATTTGTCACTGCCCCCTCAAAATAAATTTTTTCATCATCCACAATCAGTGTGTAAACACCTGCTGTGGTATGCAGCAGCATCTTTTTTGGACCTTGTTCCGGCTTAAAATCTCTGCCGCTGTAGCTGCACAGTTTTTTGTACAGTTCAAAATCACTGTACGGCTTGCGGCCGCTGTCTTCAAACAGTGTCTTCTGGATTGTATTCTGTTCTCTTAACACAAAAATCCACCTTTCCTTCACCGCTTAAACGGTCAAATACAATGCACTTGCTTTCATTATCACTGACAACAAACGCCATCAGGTCACTTGTTGGTGTCAGCTGCCAACGCACAAAACATTTGTCATTTTGTTTCACAAGGCAGCCGCCCTCAAACAAAATGTCCTTGTCTCTGCCGCAAAAATCAAACCTGTCGAACAGTCTGTCAAACCATCCATTGTAGTTTCGCACCATATTGGTGGCAAGCAGATGCTCCTTCACCGACATTCCTTCGTGCAGTTCACCATAAATTTTCATAATAATCACCTTTAAAAATCCAGTGGGATAATCCCCTGTGAATCCTCGATATATCCCACAAAACGCCTGCAATGTTAACAGCCTTTAAATATTCAATACTTCAGAGGAGATCTTCAATGAATAAGAAATACAAAAGCAAATGCCAGCTTACATTTCTTTTGCAAACAAAAATCTTATTACTGCAGTTTTACCGCAGCAGCATCGGTGCACAGCGCCGCCCCGGCTATGCTCAGGGTGCAGGCGTTTTGCGGGATATATCGTTTTTTATTGCTTTTACTGCAAAAAGGTGTTATACTTTCTTTGTAGCAACCTTCTTGCTATAACGTAAATTTGCTTGGAACTATCGGAACGGCCATTCTGATAGTTCTTTTTCTTTTCACACTCTGTCCAGGCATTGCCAAAATGTCAGTTCAGGGTGTTTCTTTTTTTCAAACAATGCCAGCACCACACCGCCCGCACTCAGCGCAGCAAACATAATGCCCATTGCTGCAAGCATAAGTAAAAACATATGTACCTCCTAACTGCCTTTCAGCATCTTTGCACATTTTGTTATATGTCTGATATCCCAGCCATACATTTCAAACAGAATTGTCACAGGTATTTCCAGTCTGTATGTATACGGGGTTATTCCTTTTTCGGCCATATACTCTAACCCTTTGTGTATCACCTTCAATGCAGTTGTGCTGCTGACACCAAAGGTTTTTCTTATACCCGTTGTATCCACGTTTACGTTGTTGTGATACAAATCAAACAATGCTACCGTGTCGGTCTTCAGGCTTGGCAGTTTTCCTTCACACATAAGCTACCCTCCGTTGCTGTTCAGCAAACCAACAAGCACCTTTGCGTGCACTTCATCAAGGCCAACCATTTTCCCGTCACCTTCTACACGGTCACTTATAATGAAAAACGGCCCTCTGATGCCCAGCTTGTTTGCTTTCATATTTCTGCAAAAGCCTTCGTCATTGCACACAATCTTTGTGCCGTCAAATATTTCGCCTGCACTGGTAAAACGCACAACTTCTATGTACCCCTGCACCAGCTCCTGCATGGTTTCCAGAGTGTTGTCAATGTCGGCCACATAGGCATCCTTCCCCACCGGCACAACCACAACTTTAATTTTCTTTGCCATATCTGCACCTCCTATGCCAAAATGCCAAATATAAATGCTGCCACTGCAATCATTGGATACGCAACATACCAATAGCTCTGGGTTTCATACGCCACAATAGCAGACATCAATGCTTTTGCTTCCGTGCCAAGTGTTTCGACGATATCACAGCGTGATTCATCCGGGATGTTCTTATCACACAATGCTGTCGCAGTCATATCTGCGTGGCGGTCAAGCAATCTGTGCAAAACAGCAATATTGTGCTTGCGTTCATCAAATTTCCCTTTAATTTTCTTAAACACTGTTTATTTCTCCTTTTTCATCAAATCTTCAATACTGCAGCCAAACATCTGCGCCATCTTTGCCAGCTTGTCATACCTTGGTGTGACTTTACCTGTTTCCCACATAGAAACCGCAGTCTGATTTACATTCAGCTTGTCCGCCAAATCCTTCTGGTTCATACCTGCAGATTCTCTGTATTTTTTAATACCCACAACATTACCTCCTTGTTGAAAATTATTAGTTTATTTGATATGCTTAAAAATAAAAAGGATGTGATTTTATGTTATTTTTAACCACTGCCGAACAAACCGTTTCTAATTTTGATTATTGGAGCTTACTATTTACTGTCTTAGAACTAATTCTGCTTGGTTTTACTGCCTGGTGCGCCTATGATGCAAATCAAAGCAAAAAAGAAGCAGAAAAAATCGAGAATAACATCACCACCAATATTCAAAACGCTGTCGAAATCGCCGTAAAAAACGAAATACAGTCTACTGCTTCTGCAACAGCTACAGCTTCAGTCACAACCATAATCAATGATGACGAAGCAATAAAAAGAATCTCAGCAGCTGTCGCAAATGAGTTAATTTCAAAGAAAACTCCAAAATTCACCTCTAAAGAAGGAATGTTAGAAATGAAAATCCCTGATAGTTCCCACTCTTTAAGATTTGAACACAAATAAAAGAAAGGATATGATTTCATGAATAATCAGAACGTTAAATACGTGATGAAAAACGAACCAATGCCTGACCTTAACAATCTCCATAGGAAACAGTTAAACAAAATCCATCGGTTAAAAACCGCAGATGCGCAATACGTCCAACAACTTAAAGGTTCAGATTTCTATACCCTTTTACAACTGGTTCAATACCACTACGTTGTTCCTGATCCTGACGCTCCAGACAATCACATTCTTTCAATCAGTGGCGAACAAGCACGAGATTATCTTAATAAAAAGCATTTTGAAACATATGTTCCAATTGTATTAACTGCCATTTCTGTTACCATATCTGGAGTTGCTCTTGCACTTCAGGCTATAGCTTTAATTCTTCAGCACATAAATATGTAACGTAAAACACATACCAGGTTTAATACCGCCAACGCAGCATTTGTTAATGCCATATATTTTGCTGCTTTGTTCCACTTTTTTGTGTTTTCATATATTCTTCTGTTTTCGTGTTTTTCACATTCAACAGCAAGTAAACCGTCAACGCCTTTCTCTAAAGCAAACACTTCTACCAATGTCAGCGAAAGCTGGCATTTTTCTTTTAAGTTTTTTAAAGCCAAAGCTGCTTCCATATTCGTCATATTTATCACCTCAGTTCCTTTTCAGTAGCATAACTACTATTCAAGCACATAATACTACTATTTTCTCATACTGTCAAGTAGTAAAACTACTATTTTAAATTTTACCATTGCATATTATGAGTTAAACTACTAATATAATAAATGAGAGGTGATTATATGAACCGAATTAAAGATTTAAGAAAATCTATGGGATTATCACAGAAAGAACTTGCAGACAAATTATTTGTTAACCAAACTGCTGTGAGTCAATGGGAAAGAGGCGTTACATCCCCTAACCCACAAACAATGATTGCTTTGGCAAAATTATTTAATGTTTCCACTGACTATTTATTAGGTCAAACAAAAAAGGCCCCTGATTTCTCAGAGGTCCCTGATATAATTTCATTTGATGGCTTCAAGCAAATTCCAATCCTTGGCACTATCGCCTGCGGTGAACCCATTCTGGCAGAAGAAAATCACGACGGTTACACCAATGTGGAGCTCAACATCCACGCAGATTTTGCACTCCGCTGCAAAGGTGATTCTATGGCGCCAAAATTCCTCGACGGGGATATCGTTCTCATCCGTCAGCAGCCTGTTGTAGAAAACGGTCAGATTGCAGCTGTCCTCATCGACAACGAAGCAACCCTCAAACGTGTATACGTAAACAAATCCGATATCTTATTATCACCCGAAAACCTAAACTATCAGCCTATGGTTTATGTTGGCGAACAAATGAACCAAATCCGCATCCTTGGCCTCGCCATCGGCTACACAAGAATTTTTTAAAAGAGGGGAATAAATATGCGATATAACGAAGAAGGTCCTAAAGGTTTTTTAGGTGGATTGTTCACAATAATAGTTCTCTCGATTATAGTCGGAACATTCTCTTTTATAACCAGTGGATGTCAACAAGGTTTAAGCATCATTTTAAACGAAACCCCATTATGTTCAGAATGTGAAACAGAAGATGCCTACATGGAAGGTCTTTGTTCCTGGTGCCTACAGGACAAATATGATTATGATGTTTGGTGCTGCATCTGTGGTGAAGAATTTATACTGCACACAGACCACTACTTTAAAGGATACTGTAACGAATGTGCCAAGCTTGATTGGCCTGAGCATTTCTGTTCCGATTGTGGAGCATATACAGATACTCCATCAAGTCTTGTCAGAGGCAAATGTGCCCAATGCAATTCTTAAAATAAAAAAAAGACCCACAGTGCTACCAACACTGCAGGCCTTTGCTGCAAGCCTATACGAAAATGTACAAGCCCCTAAATGCAAACCAATTGTACCATTTTTCGTACAGGTTTGCAAGGCATACCCAAAATACGAAAGGTGGTTTTTTTATGCCAATTTACAAGGTTTCCAATACCAAAAACAAGGAAGGCAAGCTGCAATACCGTGTGCGTGTCAACTACACCGATTCCTTTGGCAACCACAAGCAGCTCACCCGTCTGGTGTGGGGCTCTACCGAAGCCAAGGAACTGGAACGCAAGCTGACCGAACAATCCTCATCCAAACAGATCACTGCATCTTCCCTCACCATCGCACAGCTGTTCGACGAATACAAGGAACACCTTAAATACGAAATCCGCGCATCCAGCCTTGAAAAAAAGATTTCCAACTACAACAACCATCTTGTTTCCCTTGCAAATTACAAAATCAGCAAGCTGTCGGTCAAAATACTCAACAACTGGAAAAAAGAAATCAACGAAAAGACCACCAAAAAAGGCGAACCTTTAAAACTAAAAACAAAGCAGAACGCATACAAAGAATTTCGTGCAATGCTCAACTATGCTGTAAAAATGGAATATCTGGCAGTTAACCCTTTAAAAAAGATTGATAATTTCCGTGATGCTTACCAGCAAAAAAAGGAAATCAACTACTATACTGCAGATGAGTTCAAACAGTTTATCGCAGCTGCACTCACAGTGGCACAGCAGCGCAATTATTATGATTTTTATGTCTTCTTTAACATTGCCTATTTCACCGGCTGCCGCAAAGGCGAAATTCACGCTCTGCAATGGTCTGATATAAACGGGATAAATCTCAGCATTACAAAGTCTTTAAACCAAAAGCTGAAGACCGGGGATGTCATTACCCCGCCAAAAAACGAAAGTAGCAACCGCACGCTGCAAATGCCCGCTCCGCTGATTGCAATCCTCAACGAACACAAACAGCGCCAACAGATCTACTGCAAGCAAATCAAAAAGAGATGGACCGACAAAATGTTTATATGCGGGCTGGACACTCCCCTGCGCGACACCTCGCTGGAATACGAAAACACAAAATATGCAAAGCTGGCCAACCTGCACCACATCCGCATCCACGACTTCCGTCACAGCCACGCCAGTCTGCTGGTGAACAACAATATAAACATCCTGGAGGTTTCCCGCCGTCTTGGCCACTCCAATATCGAAATGACACTCAACACTTACAGTCACTTTTTCCCACAGGAAGAAGAAAAAGCCCTGCAAATATTAAATAACTTTTAATTTTTTTGACCGAAATTCGTGTAAAAATCGTGTAAAAATAAAATACAAACAAAAAAAGTGGCTAAAATAGCCACTTTTTTCTTTTTTGGTGGAGACGATCGGGATCGAACCGACTACCTCTTGAATGCCATTCAAGCGCTCTCCCAGGTGAGCTACGCCCCCAAATTGAGTACTTAATTATAATAGCAAAATACTGTTTTTTTGTCAATACA